ATTTGAATACACGAAAGAGGGAAACACAATCACCGAAACGGTTTTGGACGCTATTAGGCGCGGTGCCGACCTGCGCGATGCCGACATGCGCGGCGCCGACCTGCGCGGCGCCGACCTGCGCGGTGCCGACCTGTGCGGTGCCTACCTGTACGGTGCCGACCTGTGCGGTGCCAACCTGCGCGGTGCCAACCTGCGCGATGCTGACCTGTACGGTGCCGACCTGCGCGGTGCTGACCTGCGCGATGCCTACCTGTGCGGTGCCAACCTGTACGGTGCCGACCTGTGCGATGCCAACCTGCGCGATGCCAACCTGCGCGATGCCGACCTGCGCGGTGCCAAC